ATGTCTTTAATCAAGATTTTATTGATGTTTTACGTATTAGTGATTTTAATACTACCGGGCTAACAGGCTCTGACAAAGATTATAACTCTGCATGGCAAAATCTTGTAAAATCATCAGGTGTATCTAATAAAGGTGGAACCTCCGGTGGTAGTTTTGGCATAGGAAAATCTGCACCTTTTGCTTGTTCAGATTTAAGAACTGTTTTTTATTCTACGATAGATAATCAAGGGTTAAAGGCATTTCAGGGTATTGCAAGATTAGTATCATTTAAGAAAAAGAAATTTATTGGTGATGATCCCACAACTACTGGAATAGGATACTATGGCGTAAAGGAAAAAAATAGTGCTATCAGAGAATGTATATCTATTACCAATGATTTTACTCGTAAAGATGTGGGAACAGATGTGTTTATTTTGGGATTTTCAAAAAAGAGCGATTGGAAAGACGAAATTATTATATCTGTTCTGGATGATTTTCTTTACTCTGTTTATAATAATAAACTAATAGTCAAAGTTGATGGAATAATATCAAAAGATACATTGAAATTTACTGTTACACAGTATGCTGATAAAGCAAGTAAAGCATATAATTATTATTTAGTTTTGAATGATGAGTCTACAAAACACATTAATTATCATATGGATAAAGTTGGAACAATCGACCTATACGTATTGATAAAGCCTAATTTGCACAGACAAATGATGATGTGTAGAACAAATGGAATGAAAGTATATGATCAAAAGAGTATTTCAGCAAATATACACTTTGCTGGTATATGTATACTTAATGATGATGGAATAAATCAATATTTTAGAGAAATGGAAAATCCACAACATAATGCTTGGGAACCAGAAAGACACAGCCAACCTTCAGATGCCAAAAAGAGAAAGAAAGAATTAACCAAATATATAAAAGATCAGGTTCTTAGTATTGGTAGAATAACTACAGTTGACGAAATGGATGCTGAGGGTGCTGGCGAATATTTGGCAGATATTGCTTTTCAAGATACGAATAATCAAGATAATGCCGAATCTGTTTCAAATAAAACAAAAATATCAAAATATTGGAGCCTGTAAAGCCTAAAACTCAAAAGATAGTAGAACATATTCCAGAAGATATAGGCAACAATACACCTACAGATGGTTTTCAAACTAATGGTAGTGAAGAAAGGACTTGTTCCAGTCGGGGCGGAAGTATAAATAATTCAAAAAAGTTTAGAGTGGAAATTATTTCTCCCAGGTTATATCTTATGGATAGAAGATTGCATAAATACAGGCTTGTATTCGAACCAAAAGTTCCGCTTAATAAATGGTTATATTACTATTAGTTTATCAGGTGAGCAAAGTAATATACCGGTTATATTAAGATCAGCTATTGAGCCTGATACAGGCAGATATTTGAATTTTAATAATAATGAAATTTTTTGATATCCTACCAAAGAAAAAACAAAAGTTAGAGTTTTCTATTAATTATTCAGAAAACTGTTCATTGGAGGTAGAACTGTATGGATATTAAGTATAGAGTTTACTCTTACTTTGTTTTATCGGAGGGTAATGACGATTATATTGGTAGTGAATTCAAGTTCGACTTAAATGTTAAACATCAAATCAGTGATATTATTTTTACTGTCAATTTATCTTTAAAAAATGATGGTATAAAACAGTTAATAGACAATAGCGAGGCTGAATACCTTATACATATCGAATGTCCTTATACCAGTTACAGATATGTTATAAAGACTTCCGATACATATATAAAAAAGATGATTCCTGAAAAGAACTTAAACGGAAAAGTATCAGTATGTGTTTTTATTATTACTAAGAAAGATATACAAAACTATTATAATAAAATTTTAATAAAGACTACGATAATATAACATTTTATCTTGAGCGAGGTAGTGTATTAGCAATTGGCGGACAGTTAAATACAGAAATTATCAAGGAAATTGAGGAATTATCAAAAGTTCCATCAATATTTACTATTTGCCGTTGTGCTGAAGATACTGATGAAAGTATGAGGGTTGACCTTGATGGTAATAAAATCGCTATTAAATTATGTAATAGTAGTTTTCAAAACTATAAATTGCTTTCAAATATGCCAAGCAGAATATCAATTCTTCATTCAATGTTACTCTACCCTGCACTAATTTATACATTCAATATTTTGAAAGGTTGTTCAGATTTTGAAGATTATGAATCAAGACGGTGGTTTAAATCAATAAAATATACATTAAGCAAAAGTAATATTGCATTGGATACAGAAACTCTTGAAAGATTTGAGTCATATGAGTTAGCTCAAAAGTTACTTGATTATCCTGTAGACAGAGCTTTATTAGCACTTGCAGATTCTGAAGAAATTGAGGATGATATATGAAAATTCATTTTTTAAAGCAAAATTCACTTTAAGCTTTAAGGTTTAATATTCCAAGTAATATCAAGCACTATAAAGACAGTAGTAATCAGTGGATTTATGATTATTTTGTTGACGAAAATCCATTCGGAGAGTACAAAATTGAGGTAGAAGATTTTGAACTTATTAATATGGATAATCCAAGCAAAACAGATTTAACAAATTCAATAATTATTTATTCAGCTATGAAGAACATTTCCGATACACAGGCAACGGACGAGCGTTTATGGGCAGGACTTTTCCATTCAGATGAATGGAAATTTTTGTGTAAGAGATGGGATAAATATGATAATATGAAGCCATCGGAGATATATTCAAGATATTTCTTTGGCCAAGATAAAAAACGTTCTTTATTTACAAATTCACTTTCGAGGCTATGGTGGGTTGCAAGATTAACATACGATTCAGAAAGAAAAGATCCGTTTGAATTAACAAAATATTTTGAAAGAAACTTTTCTACTAAATTGTTAGTGATATTTTCAAATAACTATATGGCAAATATTAATGTTACTCGTGGCTTAATAACTGCTCTTAAATATATAGAAAGTGAGTTTTCGAATATTTGTTTTAGCAGAGAATTGTATTATGAAGCTACAAAATATTTAAACATTCTTGGCGGAACATATATTCTTGATTATTTTTCTTCTGATGAAATCAAAGAAAAAATTATTAGCTATATTATAAATCATACTGAATTGATTAAGTAAAGAAAGCAAAATTATTTAATCACCTACATAAGAATATTTAAAAATAATTCACAGAAATAATTAAATTTTATTTTTAGTTAGATTTATATTTTTGCAATTTCTTGTGAATTTTATAGATGAATTAAGCTGATTTTCTTATGTTAACTGTATAATATTGAGCTTTGATATTATATTTAGGAGGTATATAGCTTGAAAATAAACTATAAAACTTTGAATAATGCTTATTGAAAAAGAAGTTTCTCTATATACGCTTAGAAAAGATCTTGATATTGATTTGATTTGTACTATGACCAAACTGAAAAGGAATGAAGAAGTTAAACTTTCAGTTCTTGTGCGTATATGAGAGTATTTTTAAATTGTAATATAGATGATATCTGTGACGCTATAAAAATTAATATTGAATAGCAGTTATATCATTAAAACAGGATGGTGTAAAAAGTATGGCTTATTGTAGTAATTGTGGGGAGGTTTTGAATTCATTTGTAGAAAAATGTTCTTCTTGTGGATACGAATTAAGAAATTCTAAATCATTGGAATCTATTAACGAATTTGCACTTAAATTAACGTGAGTTCGATGAAAAAATAGAAAAAAGAAAATCTGTCCAAGATTTGGTATAATGGAAACAGAAAACAGACACCAACCAAAAGAAAGGACAGATTTTCATGGAAGAACTATTAGCAATATTTTGCGATGTTGACGACTTTTGCAAAGCTTATGAAGAATACTGCCAAACACATCTTTTAATGAGCAAGGAACAGACTATACCGAAAATATCAATTTCATTAAGAGAGATTATGACCATAGTCATTTATTTTCATTTATCAAATCAAAGAAAATTCAAGTGGTATTATCTGAAATTCGTAAGAATCATATTAAAGCCGTATTTTCCAAAATAGTCAGTTACAATCGCTTTGTAGAAATTATGAAAATGTCAATAGTTCCATTAACGTTATACATTATGAAATATAGAGTTTGCAAGTGTACAGGAATAAATTTTATTGATTCTACCACTCTGGATGTTTGTGATTCTCATAGAATTTATTCCCATAAAGTATTCAAGGATTTTGCACAGCGTGGAAAAAGCTCTACAGGCTGGTTTTATGGTTTTAAGCTTCATTTGGTTATCAATGATATGGGAGAAATTTTGTTAGTCTGCCTTACTTCTGGCAACATTGATGACAGAAACTGGGAAGTTATTTCACGATTAACAAAAGAGTTGTATGGAAAATTGTTTGCGGACAGAGGTTATTTGTCTCAAAAGTTATTTAAAAAACTTTTTGACAACAATATCACCTTGGTAACGAAACTTAAGAAAAATAAATTTATTGATTTTTCAGACAAATTACTTCTTCGTAAAAGAGCTATCATTGAATCTGTTAATGATTTTCTTAAGAATATTTGTCAAATTGAACATTCAAGGCATCGTTCCATTGACAATTTCTTTGTTAATCTTCTTTCTGCTTTGGTCGCTTACTCTTTTATTCCTAAAAAGCCTTCTCTTAATATGTCTGTTTCTTAGGCTATTGTTTGATTTTCTGTCGAACTTACGTTAAGTTAATGGAAAGACACACTTCGGATATTATTGTTGTGAACCACAATAGAACAATCAACTATGTTGGTACAGTAGGTAAGATTGCTTTTGATAGCGGTGCAAAGAATATTGGTGGTGAAAGGCTTATTTGTGTTGATTTTGAGAAGTATATGAGTGGGAAGGCGGAATATATTCTTTGAATTTAGAAAATGAGATATCATATTTTGGTTGCAGATTTTTGATGTAGTTACAGCCAAGCATATATCTGTAAAATTGCTGAAAATGCTCTGTAATCGTTTTTTAATTTAAATAAGCAAAATCACTCTATGAATGCAATTAAAACGCTTACAAGGAAAATATAGCCATTTTTGGATTGTTTGTGGATGATTTCTAAAAAAGAATATTACCACTAACAAAAATATCAACTTCAGTATGTACTTTTCATGTAGTGCTATGATATAATAAAATAATAAGATTCAGGAGTGTATGGCTATTGATTCTCGTATCATGTGTATAAACTATCTGGATTATCAAAAGGATATTAAATCCATTATAAAAAGTGCTGTTGGAAAACTGGTTGTTATTCATAATGCTGATATTTTATTGGATGATACAACAAGAAAGTACATTTCTTTGGTTCAAAGATTGATAAGACAAAAACAAAACGCAATGAACTCTTTAGCGTAAAGCAAGTAATTGCATCTGATAAAATCGAATTTAGCAATGGACTTGTAGTTCGTCTGTTAGGTATCAAGTCTAACCCGCTATATCAAGGAAAAGCCATCAGGTTTTTACAGGAGAAATTTCGTAAACGAAAGATATTCTTGAGGTATGATACTGTAAAATATGATGCAGAAAATAATCTTATGTGCTATATGTATCTTGACAACAAAACCTTCATAAACAACCACTTTGTACGAACAGGATATGTAGATGTTGATACATCTTTTGACTATACATGTCAAAAGAAATTTCTTCACAGTCCTACCACAATTTTTAATTGTGAGTGTCACAAAAACATAAATTTCAATCCACGCTCTCCGTGAGGAGAGCGACCTGATGGATTTCATCGACCGAACTATACACAGAGCGATTTCAATCCACGCTCTCCGTGAGGAGAGCGACCATAGACTTAAAGAAAGAAATAGCTTTTTTAATGCCATTTCAATCCACGCTCTCCGTGAGGAGAGCGACTGATAACCCCAGCAAGGTTAAAATCAGAACGAGATTTCAATCCACGCTCTCCGTGAGGAGAGCGACAACTTGCCTGATACTGTTGACAGTAGATTTTTAATTTCAATCCACGCTCTCCGTGAGGAGAGCGACTGATAACCCCAGCAAGGTTAAAATCAGAACGAGATTTCAATCCACGCTCTCCGTGAGGAGAGCGACTGTGACAAGTTATTTGACTTAAAAACAAATATCTGATTTCAATCCACGCTCTCCGTGAGGAGAGCGACCTAAAATGGCAACCCCTAACGCTGAGGGAATCAAAAATTTCAATCCACGCTCTCCGTGAGGAGAGCGACTCTTAAATCTTAGCCAGCAGGGCAGGAACATTGGCATTTCAATCCACGCTCTCCGTGAGGAGAGCGACAAGATATGAAAATGGAAAAAGAGGATTAAATATAATTTCAATCTATTGTTTTTGTTATTATACTTTCATTAATCTTTTAAAAATGGCTTGGTTATGCGGTTTTTAAGGCTTAATGTTATTTACAAACACGCCTAAATCCGCTCAAAATAACTGTAACTGTTACGATATTGTTACGATAAATAAAAACTGTCTTTGTCACTCGGATATTTATAACTGTTACGATAATTGTTACGACGATAAACATAAAAACCCCGCTCCCAAGCAATGCCTGAGAGCGGGGTATGTTTATCTTTTGTACCTAATTTGAGCGGCTTTTTTAAGTTTGTCAATAGATTAACCGACCTTGGTGTTATCGAGCTTTAAAATTGCGCTATATAGCGTATCTGTTTGCTGTATAATGTAATGCTCTATATCCATATCAAAGTTGGTATGCCCCATTAGGGCAATCATATCCTCCTGGCGAGCGTTGGCGGCGGAAAGGCGGGTAGAAAAGGTTCTGCGTGTTGCGTGACAGCCGTAGTCAGGCAAGCCAATAGCCTTTAATGCAGGCTTATAGCACTGCTTTAAAAAGCTGTCATATGTGAGAGCGGTGCCATCGTATGAGCTAAACAATGTATCACCATCACGAGCTAAACAATCTAAGATTATTTTGTGTATCTTTGGATGTATTGGTACTATTCTGTCGGTTCCTGCCTTAGTTTTACCGCCTCCAATGAGATATGGTATATTATTATCACAATGATAGCTGTCGCAGGTCAGAGCCAAAAACTCACTCGCCCTAAACCCTGTGTAGCACATTGCAAGGATATAATCAGCGTAAGGCACTACACCGACCGCTTGCTCAATTTTAAGTAGCTCAATATCTGTAAATCGTTCTTTTACTTTAGCTTCGCTGCTCTTTTGAGCGATTATTTTAATAAATTTAGAGTAATCTTTTACAACTATGTCCTCTTGCATAGCATATTTATATATCAAGCTAATAAGCGTTTTAAATTTTGCAAGTGCATTATATGTGTAGTCCTGCTCTGCGTAATATTCTATTACTTTCTGCAAATCAGCAGTTTTAAGAGTCCTTATTTTTTCTCGTCCTATAATAGCTTTAATTTTATTCCAACTTGACTTTCTTGCACTCACTGTGCTATCTGACAGCCCTTTATAAGCTGTTGTAGACCAAGCTTTGTAAACATCCTCAACCGTCCAGTTGATGTGCTTAGAGCCTGTTCTGCCCCATTCTGCGAGTGCCTCGACCGCCTCAACCCTTGTCTTATAGTGTCCGAGGACCTCTCTAATCACATTGCCCTCAAAATCAACTTTTGCAGGCAAGCGTACCTCGTAAGGATAGAGTTTATTGTCTTTGCGGCAAGTGATTGTACCGCTTCCCGTTGGTCGCCTTGAGTGCCTTTGTACGCTTTGTGATTTACCGCAAAACGGACAATATTTATATTCAGCGTTAATTTCTCTTTTGCATTTTTTGTTTTTGCATATTATCGTATTTTCACTCATGATAAATCACTCCTTTTGCTTTGAGTGCAAAAGAGTTGCAAAACAAGTAAAAGTATGATAAAATACAATAGTGGTTATATAGTGTTGATTGCAATTATTTTGCAACATTTTAGCACTCCTTTCTTTATTTTTACTCCCGTCAAGTGATTGACGGGAGTTTTTTTTATTTATCATTAATATTCAGCAATTTTTTGATTACAGATTGCATTTCAGGCATATTCCTGTAAGCAGTAATTATTTTCTTTTCACATTCGCTCAATATAATTTCGTGCTTACAATTGCTTTCTATCAAATATTCAATAGATGTATTCAATGTTTTAGCTAATGGCACTAAAACACTTGTGGGCAAATCTAATATTTCAGAACTTTCATACCTATAAATAGTTGCACGGTTTTTTCCAATAGATTCTGCTAAATCATCAGCAGACAATCCAAGTTCTATTCTGCGATGTTTTATTCTTTCTCCTATTGTCATCATTTTCACCTCATTTATATTTATTTATAAAATCGTCAAATTGCTGTCTAACCTGTCGCTCAAGTGGGTGCAGGTAATATTTATTGCGTGCCTCAAGTATTGCCATACGCTCTGCACGCACTCTTGCGGCGGTAATTGATATATTACACACACGCTTTATTTGGTCTGGCGTTAAAGCTTTAATCTCGTGTAAAACACACGCAGGAGCTAACAAACGAGCGGCAAACATATCAGCCTCTTGCTCCTCAGGATTGCGGGCTTTAAAAGTGCGATACTTAGCTTTATCAATCAGCATATGACCGAGCAATATATGCCCTAACTCATGTGCAATAGTAAACCTGCGTATTGGTACAGATTCGGCGTCGTTCACAACAATATACCAATCATCACCAAATCTCAGTGTAACGCCTCGTTCCCCTTCTTTGAGATGATTAACATCAGAGTTATTTAAAATTTTAATACCAAGCTTATCTGTTATATCAGATAGGGCAACAGGTAAACTACTGATGTTAAAATCAATTATTACTTGCCAAGTTGCATTGCGCAAATCTTTATATCTACCATACATCATAATTAACACCTCGTAGGTATTTTACCCTGCGAGGCGTTAATTATTTACTTAATATTTTTGTGGTGGTGCGTTTGCAAATTTATCCTCTGAGAGTTCGACAACCTCTATTGGTTTGTCGGTGTCGCTTCGTGCTGCTCTGACTGCTGTTTGTGTATGTATCTCTTCTAAATTTGGCTGTTTTTCTTTCATACAATATTCATATTCAATATCTAATACAGCGTTCACTACTTTTTTGCCGTGGTTATTGAGTTTGTGATATTTTTTAAACCATTCTTTTTCATCAGCAGAAATTTCTGAATTATCACTTAGCATTTCAGACATCTTAACTCCAAGTATTTGGCAAATTTTTGCTAAAATCTCAATATTCGGAGAATTACTACCGTTTAACCAATTAGTGACAGCACCTTTACTTACACCAAGTTGTTCAGCAAGATTTTTTTGAGTAATGCTTGAACGATTGATGTAAATTGTCAAATTGTTGCGAAGCGTTTCCCTTATGTTTTCGGTCAATTTAATCACCTCTTTCCTATATCTACATTATAACTCATTTAAATTGTAAAATCAATAAAAAAGTTCAGAAAAACTTTATTTTTTTTAAAAAAATCTATTGACAGTAAAGTTAATCTGTGATATTATGTAGTTACAGTAAAGATAAACTGAACTTGATGAAAGGAGATTAAAAAATATGGTAAGAGAAAAAATAGCACAATACATCAAAAACAATGGCATTAAGCAAAATTATGTGGCGAATGGCATTGGACTTCCGCCACAAGCTATAAGCGCTTTAGTAAGAGGAGAGCGTGAACTTGATGTAGAAGAATATATAAGAATCTGTGACTTGTTCAAAGTTTCTTATGATTACTTTATGCCAAGTATTCAACGCCAACCCGCAATGTAGGAGGTGCTGAAATGTCAAAGATAACGCAAGAAGAAGTACTAAACTACGACAATGTGCCGTCCAAAGTAGCCGCCGAGTACCTCGGTGTGTCAATACCGTATATACACGCTCGATTGAGGTCGGGCAGGGCAGCATACGGCGATGCAGTGCTTAACCCAGGCGGTAAATGGTCTTACCACATATCACCTGGTATGCTTGTAGCTTACAAAACAGGCACACTGGCACTTAATATCGTTAATCACATTGTGGCAGGCGATGTAACTTGAAAGGCTATAAGTATCGCATATGCAAAGTTTGCGGAAAACAATGGAATGTAAGCGAACTTGCTAAAAATAACAAGCTTTATATATGCCCGGTATGTGTGAAATTGAAAGGAGGTGCAGGCAATGGAAAAATACCTCAAAGAACTCATTAACGAAAAAGGATTGAATGAAGCCTATAAGGAATGTGTGCGTATGATTGAAAGTCTGATGCATAACTGTCATAACTCGGACGGCGATAAGCTCAACAAAATAAAGAAGCTGATTGAGATTATCGCCGAAGAGGAGTTAAAGAACATGATAGTTGGGAGGTGATAAAAATGAGCAAGCTAAAAAACTTCTGCAAGAACCTCAGTCGTAAGAGCAAAGCTAAATCTGCGAAGAAGAGAGCTGCCAAGCTCGAGAAGAAAATGAATAAGCTTGCAACTAAGGCTGATAAGATTTGCAGAAATCGCTACGACTTTGAAATACTTGCAAACAAGATATTTGATAAGCGAGATTACAGAATACATATGAGTAAATTTAAAGCTCATAATTACAAATTTGATTGAGGAGGATTAAAAATGAATAAATACGAATTGTTACAAGATGACAAAATTGAGGTGAGCGGTCGCACACTTTACAGAATAAGGGCTTTAAAAGACTTTAAAGGTGCGAAAGCTGGTGACTTAGGCGGTTATATCGAGAAAGAGAAGAATTTATCTCAGGAAGATAATTGTTGGGTCTGTGGGAACGCTCGTGTCTGTGACAACGCTCGTGTCTGTGACAACGCTCGTGTCTGTGGCGACGCCTATGTCTGTGGGAACGCTCGTGTCTTTGGTGAGGCTTATGTCTGTGACAACGCTCGTGTCTGTGGCGACGCCTATGTCTGTGGCGACGCTAAAATAAATAAAATTAGCGATGTTTTATGTATATCACCTATTGGAAGTAGAAACGATACTACAACATTTTTCAAAACTAAGGACGGCAATATCTGTGTAAAGTGTGGGTGCTTTAGTGGTACAATCGATAGATTTTTAGAAGCTGTCAGTGAAACACACAAAGATAATAAACACGCTAAAGCGTACAGATTAGCTTGCGAACTTGCAAAAATACAAATTGAATTGGAGGATTAAAAATGAATAAAATAAAAAAGAAAAAACCGCCCTCAGAGCTGCAACTCCGAGAGCGGAAAAGAAAAAACATTTACACTTGAAAGTGTAACGCATAATGCAGAGAAAGTCAAGTGCGCAGTTACAACTAAAGAGTTGAACGCTTATCAGGAACTTGTTATTAGGCGAGTTTATTATATGAGCCGCAATAGAAGAGAGCTTATCGATGGTCTTAAAGCGTTACAGTTTTGCACTTATGAGGTTGCAATAAAATCCCTTTTGGAGCAAAGACTTATTTTTACTAATGATTATTACAGTCTGATGACGGAGGTATAAAGATGAAAACTTACTATTCACTTGATGATATAAAGGCTATGGCTATGAATTACCTGATTTTAAAAGATGGCGTAATTGAAGAAATTGATTATCACGAGATATGTGGACTTATCAGATTTATTGAGAACACAGAGAAAGCTAAGGAGGGCAACAATGACAAATAAGGAATATCACAATACAGAGGGTGTTTCTAAGTCTGATTTGGATTTAATACATAAATCTCCTTTGCATTATATAACAGCGAAGAGCTCGCCAAGTACGCAGACAGAATCCTTGCTTTTCGGTTCTGCACTGCATAAGTTTGTGCTTGAAAACAATGAGTTCAGTTCGGAATTTGTCACAGCACCGCTTTGTGATAGGCGTACCAAAGAGGGCAAAGCAATTTATGCTGATTTTCTTGAAAAGTCTGTTGGCAAGGAAGTTATAACATCAGAGCATTTGGAAAGAATCCAGCTTATGGCTGAGGTAATACATAAACATCCAATAGCTTCTAAGCTTCTTACGGGTGGTCAGGCGGAGCAGTCATATTTTTATAATGATGGCGAAACAATGCTGAAATGCCGTCCGGATTATATTAAGGGCAAGTATTGCATTGATTTGAAGACAACGCAGTCTGCAAAGCCTGAAGACTTTATAAAGTCTGCATATAAATATAGGTATCATGTGCAGGCATATTGGTATTTAAAGGTGTTGAAGGCTCTTGGTAAGGATATAGATAACTTCATTTTCGTAGCAGTTGAGAAAGAGCCGCCTTATGCTATATGTGTATATTTTGCGAGTGAGGAATTTCTCAAACTGGGTGAAATTGAAGCCGAGGCAGACCTTAACGAATATAAAAAATGCTGTAAATCTGGCATTTGGTATGGATATGATGAAGTTCCAGAAGTGCATAGTTTAGAATTGCCGCAGTGGGTGAGAAAGGAAGTTTATGATGAGTGATGAAATGATAATGGCTACGGCCGAGGAAGTAAAAGAACTTAGTAAGCCGGAAACACAGCTTGAGTTTTCTAATACATTGAATGTTTTTGGCAATGTTTCAGATTTTGAGCAGGCACAGCGTTTTGCAAAAGCCCTTGTAAATTCAGATGTCATTCCTGAGAATTACAAGGGAAATATAGCAAACTGTATGATTGCGATTGATATTGCAAACCGTATGGGACTTTCGCCTTTGTCGGTTATGCAGAATCTTTACATAGTTCGAGGAAAGCCGTCTTGGAGCGGACAAGCTTGCCGAGCCTTGATAGAAAATGACGGCAGATATAATGATATAAGAACTGTCTATGTTGGCGAAAGAGGTCAGGATAATTGGGGCTGTTATCTCGAAGCAAAGTACATTGAAAGCGGCGAACTTATCAAAGGTCCTCTTGTTGATATTGCTATGGCAAAAAAAGAAGGCTGGTATTCCAAGAAGGACAGAAACGGCAATGAAACTTCAAAATGGCAGACTATGCCTGAGCTTATGCTTGCATATCGTGCGGCAGCTTTTTTTGCAAGAGTTTATTGTCCGTCGGCTATGATGGGTTTTCAAACAGCAGAAGAAATAAGTGATATTTCAAATGCACAGAGAGTTAAAAAGGCCGAATCAATTACAGCGGATATTCTGGAGGGAATATAAATGCAGACTAAATGTGGTGACGGTTCTATTATGATTTGCGGAAGAGTTGGCAAGGACGCAGAAACTAAGCGTGTCGGAGAGAAAAATTCGGTGCTTTCAAAGTTCAGTGTTTGCGTAGGTGAGAGGAATATTGACGGTCAGAATCAAGCTATATGGGTGAACTGTACTTGCTGGAATGATATAGGCAAGGCGGCTTCAACGCTGAAAAAAGGTGACTATGTCTTTTGCATAGGCAGGATTTCTAAGAGCACATATACTACAAAAGATGGAGTAAAGAAGGAGGCTTCTGAGCTTGTCTGCGAGTTCTTGACAGCAGTTCTTAAAGATGTTTTGCCGAGCGTGGATTATTCAAATAATTCAACTTCCGATAGTAGTTCATATGTTCCTTATAGTGATGATTTGCCGTTCTAAATGTAAATAATTTATGAATTTATTATGAAATTTGACCTCTTGGGGTCAAATTTTCTTTAAACGGGCGGGTATAGTGTAAGGCATTTTTTAAAGAAAGGTGATGTGTGAGTTTGAATAAATATGAGCTTGTAAAACAGCAAGTATCAATGCCGAGCGTTATCGGGCGATATGGCTTTGAGCTGAATCGTTCGGGCTTTATATCCTGCCCTTTTCATTCTGAAAAGACAGCAAGTATGAAGATATATGATAAGTCATTCTATTGCTTTGGGTGTGGAGCCGGAGGAGATGTCATAAAATTTGTATCTCTTTTATTCAGGATTTCCGCACCGCAGGCAGTAGTTAAGCTGAGCAATGATTTCTTTCTTGGTTTGAAAACAGATACTGCATATGACAAAAAAGCCGAGAGAGAATATGCTCTGAAAAAGCTCAAAGAGGAGCAGAAACTTCAAACATTCAGGCAAGAATATATGCTTAAATGCGAGGAATTCAAGAAATTGCGTAAGGTCGTGAAAAAATCTAAGGATTTTATCGAGACTGCAAAGGCTCAGGCAAGGCTTGAATATTTAGATTATTGGTTCAGCGAGAACCATTGGAGGTGAAAATGTGATAGACGAAGTAAGCGGAAATTTAATAGAAATGCCTGAGTTTGAATCCTTTGAGGACTATATGAACACAACAACAGCTTTCGAGTGGGTATATCAATTTCACGGCAGTAAATTTACAGAAAGCAAAATGCTTGAAAAGATGTCAAGGTATCTGAACGAGAGTTTCAAGATAAGAAACTTCAAGTCGCTCTATAAAGATTATCTGGTCGAAATGAAAGGTATAAGAAGTTCTACGGCGAATTACAGCAATTTCGATAATCAGCCGTTGGAGCTTTTTACTGGCGAATGGGAAGCCGATGATAATAGCATACGCAGAAGCACAGCTGAAGAAACGATAGTTGCCTGCTGTCACCCGATTATGCCTGTTGAAAGGCTCATAAACATTGATACTGGCTTAGAAAAGCTGAAAATAGCCTTTTCTAAGGGCAAGAGGTGGCGTGAGATTATCGTTGAAAAGAGGATAGTTGCCAACGCCTCTAAGATTATAGATTTAGCCGATTACGGCATTTCTGTAACAAGCGAAAATGCAAAATATCTTGTGAAATATCTTTCCGAAACCGAAAATCTCAACTATGAGCTTATTCCTGCTAAAAACAGTTTTTCACGAATGGGCTATATCAATGATGAAGGCTTTATCCCTTATGTTGATAACCTTGTTTTTGACGGCGATTTGAACTATAAAACTATTTTTAATTCTATAAAATCCTTTGGCAATTTCGATAAATGGCTTGATGAGGCTCGCAGTGTACGCAGATATAATACTGTTGCTAAAATCACCATTGCGGCGGCTTTTGCAAGTCCGTTGATTAAGATTTGCAATGCACAGGTATTCTTTACGCACCTTTGGAGCGGGGGAAGCGGTACAGGTAAGACCGTTGCTCTTATGGTGGCGGCTTCGGTTTGGGCTGACCCGAATCTCGGAACCTACATACAGACTTTTAATTCAACGCAGGTCGGACAAGAGCGTTTGGCGGCTTTCCTGAATCAACTGCCACTTATGATTGATGAATTACAGCTTGATAATTCCAAAAACGGCTTTAATGTATATCAGCTTTCGGAGGGTGTCGGCAGAAGCCGAGGCAATAAGTATGGTGGCATAGACGCAACTCCAACTTGGTCTAACGCTATTCTTACAACAGGCGAAACACCTTTGACTTCTGCCTGTGCAGGTGCAGGTGCTTATAACAGAGTTATCGACATCGAGTGCAAGTCTACCGAAAAGGTTATCGAGGACGGCCAGCATACAACCGCTGTTATTAAAAATAACTACGGCTTTGCTGGCAAAGAATTTGTGAAAAGGCTCTATGAGGGCGAGGCGGTAACGCAGAGTGTCGGGGATTATTTTTCAATGGTTTATAAGGAACTTTGCTCGAATGATACTACCGAAAAACAGGCAATGGCGGCGGCTCTGCTTGTGACTGCGGATAAATTCGCCACAGATTGGATTTTCAAGGACGAAAATTATCTTACTACTAAGGATATTTCAAAATACCTTGCCTCAAAATCCGAGGTTTCTCTTGGTGAGCGTGGCTATAAATATATGTGTGACTGGGTGTCTATAAATGCTAACCGCTTTATAAACGCAAACTGCAACTATAACGATAAGGAAAGCGGTGATATTTACGGTGTTCTTGATGATAAGAGAGTATATGTAATTGCTTCTGCTTTCCGCAAAGCTGCTGAGGACGCAGGTTATAACTCCTCTGCTCTGTTGAGCTATCTCAAAGAGCATAACCTCATTGAAACGAGAGGAAGGCGTAATACAAGAGGTAAGCGTATACGAGGAACTTTGACGGAATGTGTTTCAATGCTTTTGCCGTCCGAAGATGATGAAGATAAGATTGAAAACTTTGAAAATTGATTCTGTGGTACGATGTTGGACAAGTGTGGCACAAGCAAAACTGCCGCAAGACCGCATAAATACTAAGGTGTGGCACTGTGGCACTTGTGGCAGGCTAAATACACCCTCTAATAATTTGAAAATATATACACAATTACAAATTATTAGAAAGTTATATGTATCTATTTTCTATATAGAAAACTCTTATTTATGTGCCACAGTGCCACAACATACCGCAAGACCGCATAAATACTGGCTTTTTTGCGTGGAACATACTGTGCCACACTGTACCACAATTACCACATTAAGGAGGTTAAAATGATTTTAAGAGATTATCAAAAAGAATGTATTGATATAATCAACCAAAAAGAAAACGGAAGATATTTAGTTCAGATGGCAACGGGCTTAGGCAAGACGGTAACCTTTGCGAATATTCCACGAAAAGGAAGAATGCTTCTGTTATCTCATAGAGAGGAGCTTGTAAATCAGCCCAAGAAATACTTTAACTGTTCTTTTGGTATAGAGCAGGGCAAGTATCACAGCAATGGTGAGGAGGTTGTGAGTGCCTCTGTTCAGAGCCTTGTAAGACGCCTTGAAAGCTTTAAGCCTAATGATTTTGATATGATTATCTGCGATGAAGCTCATCACGCCGCCGCTAATACATACAAAAAAATATTCGATTACTTCAAGCCAAGACTTCTGATAGGCTTTACAGCTACGCCAAATCGTGCTGACGGTGCAAGACTTAATGATTCGTTCAGCGAGATTATCTTCAAGCGTGACTTAAAATGGGGCATAAAGAATGGCTATCTTTCAGACATATTTTGCCGCAGAGTTGATATAGGTTATGATTTGACAAATGTTTCAACGAGATGCGGAGATTATGCTCCAGGTGAGCTTGAGGAGGCTATGTCGGATACTTCGGACGCTATCGCAGAGGCTTACCGCAAATACGCCAAGGGTGCAACGCTGATATTTGCCGTATCGGTCAGACACGCAGAAGAAATAGCATCTAAGATTTCCGGTGCGGTTGTTGTTACAGGCAAGACGGAAAATCGCGCGGAGATTATCAAACAGTTTTCGGAGCGTAAAATTCCTTGCTTGGTTAATTGTATGGTTTTCACCGAAGGAACGGATATTCCTCTTGTCGAAACGGTTATTATTGCAAGACCTACTAAATCAGACAGTCTGTATGCACAGATGGTTGGCAGAGGACTAAGGCTTCACCCGGAAAAGGACAAGCTTAATCTCATTGACTGCGTTGGCGTTACGGGCAAGGCTAATCTTTGTACAGCGCCGAGCCTCTTGGGAATAGACCTTAAAAATATTCCCAAAAACAAGCTCGACAGCATAGAGGGCGAACTCTTTGACTTGCCCGAAAAGATAGTCAAGGCTTCCGATACTCCGCAGTCATGGATTAGAAATACTGAAATAGTTGACCTTTGGGCTAAAGAACAGTCATACAATCTGCACAATGTCAACTGGTTCAAAATGCCTGACGGCTCTCTAACTCTAAGCTTACCAGATAGAAAATTCGTTATACCTTGTCAGGACGAACTTGGAAATGTTTATGGGGTCCCGATGCAAGAGGTTATTGATAATATCTTTGAAACGCTCAATAAAAGTTATTCAAAGAATCGTGCCATATGGGATTTAAATGCAGTCAAAAACTGGGGAGATAAGCCAGCGACAGAAGCTCAGAAAAGAGTTATATCAAGAAAATTCAAGAACTTTGACTGCACAAAGCTTACAAGAATACAGGCAAGTCTTATCCTGAACAGAATATATGGAGGCAGAAAATGACTGAAGCACAGCACCAAAGCAATGTTATCAAGTGGTCGCAACAGCCAATCATCAGAAAGAAATATCCTGAATTAAAGCTGTTATTTCATATTCCGAACGGTGGCAGGCGTGACCCGATAGAAGCTAAGCACCTCAAGCAACAGGGCGTAAAGCGAGGAGTACCAGACTTATTTCTGCCAGTTGCTAAGGGTAAGTATCACGGCTTATTTATCGAAATGAAAACCGAAACAGGCAGAACAAGCGACTATCAAGACTGGTGGCTTTGTGAGCTTAAAAATGAGAGCTATTATTGCAAAGTATGCTATGGCTGGAAAAACGCCGTTGAGCTTATTGAGGACTACCTAAATGAGAAATTATCTGATGTGTGACAGGTGCGGTTTCAAATATGATGAAATATCCGTCCGCCAAAAGTGTCCGCACCCGGCTGTAAATCGCAAGTTTGGCGAGCATATATGCGTATGTTGCTGCCAAAAGTGTAAATTTAGCGAGCGTGTCAGCGGAGGATTGACTTGCAATTATGGAAAAGAAGGAGAGGTTAAAAGTGTCAAAGACAATCATCACTATTGATGGTGTTGAACGCACCGTCAAAGAGTGGTCGGAAATATCAGGAGTTAAAGGCGATGTAATACGCTCGAGGCTACGCAGAGGTGTTACAGGTACAGAGCTTCTCGCTCCAGTCAGAAAGACTGTTACAATAAACGGTGAGGCACACACTGTTAGCGAATGGTCCCGCATTATCGGGGTGTCTTATGATGTCATACAGAGGAGATATTATAGGGGCATCAGAGGAGAAGATTTGATTGCTCCAACGAGAATTACAAAAAAAGAAATGCACGAAATTTGGGGCGTTTTTGTATGGAAAGGGAAATAAAAATGAACTTTGATGATGAAAGAATAAAGAAATATGTACAAGCACGCAATGAGGCACTATTTAGTCTTGATGAAAAGAAAATCCGAAAGTTTATGAAGAAATATACAGGACTTACACCGCCCAAGAGTGAAATAGTTTTTTGGGCAATGGTTTACAAGGCTATATGCAATATAGCAGATGCACCGCCAGAGGTTAAAGACAAAGCTAAGGCTTGGCTCAAAGAACACGGATTTAAGGAGAGTATACAATGAGAGAAATATTATTCAGAGGTAAAGCGATAAATCGTGACAAAGGTTATCATCGAACAGAATACAAGAATGGCGAATGGGTTTATGGATTAGTTACAAAATTGTATGATGAACAGTTTAAAAGTCTACCTGCCGAAATGACTAATACAAACGGCATAAGAGGCATCGAAATTGATTACAAAACAATCGGACAGTACACAGGTTTGACGGATAAGAATGGCAATAAGATTTTTGAGAATGACATTGTTGCTTATTGGGACACATACAGCACAGAAAACGGTCAATCAGAAGCAGATTGCATAGGTAAAGTCGTATGGGATGATGAAACGATTTCATTCCAAGTAACAAACAGACTTTCTGCTGAAAGCTATGAGGTTTTAGATGAATGCAGTGTTATTGGCAACATATACGACAATCCAGAACTTTTGGAGGAATAAGAATGGAAAAACAATGTGAAAAAAACTGGTACTACAAAATTATTAATGATGAAACAAATGAAGTTGAATGTTACACAAAAGCTTCTGTGCATATAAAAGCCGAAAAACTTTGTGAATTAATTGGAATAGAAGGGTGTCACGCTGTAGAAATAACAGAAGATGAGTATAAGGAGGAATCAGAATGACAGTACAAGAAGTAATAGAAAATTTGAAATACCTAATTAGTGATGATTGTACAGAAACCCAGAAAGATTATGTTGAAGAAATCGAGTTTGCTATTAAAGCCCTTGAAAGGCAGATACCGAAGAAGCCAACAGATGTTTGTACACCAGTTATAACTTGGGGTTTATGTCCCGTCTGTAAAGGCAAACTTAATATGCTTAGCAGGCGACCGAATAGAGTTTTTAAGTCGAATAATTTTTGCCCTGACTGCGGTCAAGCCTTAGATTGGAGTGATGAAGAATGAGAAACGGAGATAGAATCAGAACTTTTTCTGATGAACAGCTTGCGTTTATAACCACGTGTCCAGTCGAGGCTTGTTTAACTTTAGATAACGAGCCTATAACGATTAAAAGAGATTGTGGAAAGTGCCTTTTTGAAGATATTAAAAGTTGTATAAAATGCACTTATGAATGGCTGCAACAGGAGGAATCTAAAATGAGTGACAATCTTAAATACGATGACAATAAGCCAAGACTTGACCTTGTACCGCCTGAGCTGATAGAAGCGGTAGGTATAGTCCGTACATATGGCGTAAGCAAATACGGCGACAGCGAAAGCTGGAAGCAGGTAGAGCCATACAGATACCGAGCCGCACTAATGAGACATATATGCTTATATCTCGAAGAGCCTGACGGCGTGGATAAAGAAAGCGGACTGCCTCATTTATGGCATATTGCTTGCAATGTAGCATTTTTGATAGCATTAAATGCCGATAAATGCCCCACAAACGATTTTAAAGCTAAGACGGTAAATTTACCAGATGAGCAATAAAAAACGCTTATAGGTCGATTATGACAAAATTAGGAGGTATCAGAATGAAAGCACGAGTAGTTACAAATAAAGAACTTAAAATTGCCGAGGAAATAGCTAAACAATCTGAACAAGCGTATATGCGTAGAATCTTAAAGCTTGTATGTTATGCACTTCATGTGCAGTACGGCTTTGGTGCTAAGCGTATATCCCAAATAATTAATTTTTGCAACAATGAAATGAAAGATGTTGACGAGGCATACTGGGTTAATCTTGACAGGCTTTTATCTGAGCACATCGGCATAGACTTTGCAAATGAAGATTATGACGAGCGTGAGGCGAGAGCTAAAGAGCTTAAACGCAAAAGGAAGTGATGATGTGACGGCTCAAGAATATTTAATGCAAGTAAAAAATCTTAACAGTTTTATTGATACAAAGCTAATCGAGAAATCACAGCTTGATGAACAGATGTGTGCATTGAAATCTGTACAGCCTGGCGAAAAAGTAAAAAGCTCTTGTGTAGATGGTCAGCAGAAGACTATTGATAAAATCATTGATTTAAAAACAAAAATTGACGAAGAAGTGGATAGGCTTGTTGATTTAAAAGTCGAGGTAAGAGAAAAAATAAATCAGCTACAAGACAACAGGTTTAAGAGTATACTTATCAATTACTACATAAACAATATGACTTTTGAGCAAATAGCAGAGATTATACATTACAGCAAAGCACAGACAGTACGAATGCACGGATATGCACTTGATGTTTTTGAAAAGATGATACTAAATGCAACAAATGATATTGAATGAAACAAGTAGAAGTGCTAAAATGGTATTGTGAGATGAGGGCGGAAGAGAGTGTGAAGCTACTATGCTAAGCACTCCACCGCCAACAACTTGCGTCCTCTTTCTATTTTTTGTGATTGCTTGTTTGTATAATGCACCGTACTCTCACGGTGCATTTATGGCAGCTGTACAGTACAACTCAATATCCGAGTGAGAGTGCAAGCCTCTAAGCTGCCAAATCTTTGACTATTACACAGCAATATTTGCGTGAGCCTTAATGTTGCAAACTTGATATTGCTTTTGTAGTGACGCACTTGTTGATTGTGCCGAATATAAAATATTATAAATCAACCGCTCACCAGGGCGTTACCTGGTCCAAGTGCGAGTTTGCATTTTATACCTCCTGAGTTTACATAAGAGCCGTCCAATAGGGCGGCTTTTGTGTTGTTATTTTTTAAGTGGTGATTGTAAATGATAATTAAATACTGCACTAAGTGCGGTAAGCAAATGACATATAACGGACACTCAATGTGTGACGAGTGCTTGTCTAAGTACAGCCAAAGGCAGAGAAACCGCATATATAACAAGACTAAGCGTAACAAACAAACCGATAGGTTTTATCATTCAAAAATGTGGAAGAGCTTGTCGCAATATGTTTTGATGAAAGCAAATTATGTATGTGCAGACTGTGGAGGTTTAGCAACAGAAGTACATCACGAAAAGCCTGTTGCAGAAAACTGGAATAAAAGATTTGATATTGATAATCTTACTCCGCTTTGCACCTCTTGCCACAATCGCAGGAGGTAGGGGGTGGGTTAAAAAGTATGAAAAATTTCGGGACGACATCGGGCGGCTCTGTTGCGTAGAAAAAACTCCTTTTATTTTCAATTTTCAGACACCTATAAATAGCCTTTATGGGCTCTGTGAGCGTTTTTAATGTGTAATTTATAAAATCTATCAGCTTAAAAGCAAAATGCGTTATAAGCCATTTATAAGCAAAAGAAAAGAGGTGACGATAATGGGCAGAAATAAAGAGCCTGTCAAATTACTACAAGCAAAAGGCAAAACTCACTTAACAAAAAGTGAACTTGAGGAAAGAGAAAAAGGTGAAGTACCTATTATCGCCGAAAATATCTCTCCTCCTGCTTATTTAGACAGGGCACAGAAGAAAAAATTTAATGAAATAGCTAAAAAATTAAAATCACTCGATATAATGTCAGACTTAGACTGTGATGTATTGGCAAGATACATTAAAGCTGAGGCTGATTTTATTTTTTATGAAAATCTCGTCGCTAAAACTCAAAGCGAGTTATTAGCGGAAGAAGGAAACGAAGATGAAACGGTTGATAGACTAATGAAATATGAAAAGTTGAAAAACACAGCTTTTAATCAATGTCACACTTGTGCGTCCACTCTCGGTATGACAATAACATCACGCTGTAAAATCGTAGTACCGCAAGCAAGGGATAAGCCAAAGAAAAATAAATTTGAAAGGTTTATAAACAGTGGATAGGGCAACAGAATATGCTGAAAAAGTTGCTATTGGTGATGTGCCTTGCGGAAAACTGCATAAACTTGCTTGCGAGCGACACTTAAAAGACCTTGAAAGGCAAGGCACTAAAGATTTTCCGTATGTTTGGAAATCTGAAAAATCAGAAAACATCTTAAATTTTGCTGAAATGTTGACTATTGCCGAAGGTACAGAGCCTAAGCCAGTTAAGCTTTTTGGAAGCCAGTGCTTTGATTTAGGTGTACCAATGGGCTGGGTAAAACTTGACGGCAATAGACGCTTCCGCCGCTCATATGAGAGTATGGCACGACAAAATGGTAAAAGCTTTAAAAATGGTATTCGAGGGACATACTTTTCATACGCAACTGGGTATCAATACGGTAAGTTGTTTACGGCGGCTACAAAAAAACGCCAGGCAAAAATAGCCTGGGAAGAAATGATGAAGTTTATCAGGTCCGACAAAGATTTGAATGAACTTTTTAAAATCCAAGAATACAAAAGCCTTATAACTTGTTTGCCAACGAACTGTACTATTGAAGCACTCTCAAAAGAGGGTGGCTTGGATGACGGCTTCCGCTCTGTGTATAGTTCAGTTGATGAAATCCATCAGCATAAGGACAACAGAATTTATAAAGCACTATACAATGGTACTCGCTCGCTTCCTGAAACACTTGTATCAATGATTACAACAAGGGGATTTGACCTTAATAGTTTTTGCTATGAGATGGATAGTTACGCTCAAAAGGTCCTTATGGGCGTATCAACAGCAAACGATTTTTTTATAGATATATACTCGATTGATAAAGGCGATGACTTTTTTAATGAGGATATATGGATAAAAGCAAACCCAATACTGCTTGCACCTAACAATCCAAACTTTAAAAACAATCTTGAAACTTTTAGGGAGTCAGCAAATACTGCAAAGGATATGGGCGGTTCGGAGCTTGCGGATTTTGTTGTTAAATCACTTAATTACTGGTATCGCAATGCTGATAATGAGTTTGTAAATGCTGAGGCTTTTGCAGAGTGTGCGTGCGACTTAACGCTTGAGGACTTCCGCAGCCGCTCTTGCAATATTGGACTTGATTTTTCGAGTGGCGGAGACCTTACGACCTACTCACTTGAGTTTGAAATGGATAATGGCGATTTTTATGTATACTCACATAGCTATATGCCGAGAGGACGATTTGAAGAACATATTAAAACCGATACAGCTCCTTACGATTTTTGGGAAAAAGAAGGACTGCTTACCGTCACAGGTGGTTCAGGTGACTTTAAAAATGATTATAAGTTTATAATCTCAGAATTAACAGCACTAAAAAATAAATATGACTTAAAGTTTAAAAATATAGCCATAGACCCACATAACGCTGACGGCATACTCTCAGACCTTGAGACATTTGGTTGTCCTGTAAGTATTGTAACTCAAAGCATAAGCAATCTTAACGATACAACTTGCGATATACAAATACTTGTAAAATCGCACAAATATCACTATAACAGGCATAATGAGTTGCTCATATGGAGCTTTTTAAATGCCGTAACAGTATCAAATTCGGTCGGCGAGATTAAGGTTGATAAAGAGGGCAACAAAAGGACAAAGCGTATCGACCCAGTCGATGCAAGTGTTGACGCTCATTATATAGTCGTAAAAAATAAAACTGATATTAAAGTCGATGTAAACAGCGAAATCGAAACATTCTTAAAAATGATGGGAGGTGATAAAATTTGAGACTTAAAAACATATTTAAATCAAAGCAAAAAAAATCTTTTGAAGAAAGGGAGCAAATTGCATTAAATCAACTGTTAAGCTTTTTAAATGTTGAATATGATAAAAGCCGTATGGCAGAAGTTACATATTTTACTTGTTTGAAAGTTTTAAGCGAGGCTTTATCAAAACTCCCGCTTAGCTTGCAAAAGGTCACAGAAAAAAACGGTATTGTTGATATGGTCGGCGATACACTCTGGCAAACGGTAAGGGTAAGACCTAATCCGTATATGACACCAAGCACATTTTGGACGGCAGTCGAAAATTGCAGAAATCACTACGGTAACGCTTATGTGCATATTGACAGAACCACAGATAAAGGCGTTAGACTTTGGATTTTAGACCCTAAATGTGTCCGCATTTATTGGGAGGATATGACGGATATATCAGATGTACCTGATATTTATTATGTGTATACTTCGCCTGAAAATGGCAAGCAGATGGTATTTAAATCTGATGAGATACTGCACTTTCGCACATCAACAACATTTGGTGGAATTGTTGGTATGTCAGTGCAGGAAAAACTCAAAGCCTCACTTGACGGGGCAGAAGAAAGCCAAAAAATGCTTAATGGTATGTATAAGAGCAATTTTGTACCAAAAGTTGCTGTGCAATTTGAGCCAGGCTCAGAAGTAAATGGCAAATTAAAAGACGCATACCTTAAACAACTACAAAACTATGCGGATGGCAAAGTTGATGGCACAAAATCTTTTTTGCCTATTTCGCTTGGTACAAGCTTAGTACCACTCAACATAAAACTGACAGATGGTCAGTTTATGGAGCTAAGAAAGTATACGGCATTGCAGATAGCTGCTGCATTTGGTATAAAACCCAATCATTTAAACGATTATGATAAATCGAGTTACGCAAATTCCGAAACACAGCAGTTAGCTTTTTATACGGATACAATGCTATATATCATCAAGCAGTATGAAGAAGAGTTAAATTTTAAACTGCTATCGCCTGAGCAAAGAGCAAGCGGATATAGGTTTAAATTTAATATTGCGGCTGTACTGCGTGGAGATACTAAGTCACAGGTTGAGAGCTTAACACAAGGTGTTGCAAATGCTCTTTATACACCTAACGAGGCACGACGCAACCTTGATTTACCGTCAAAAGACGGCGGAGATGAGTTATATTTTAATGGCTCAAACATACCAATTACTTTTGCGGGTAGTCAATATCAAATATCGCAAAACCAACAAACTGAAAGCGGGTGAAATAATGGATTTCAAGGAATTTATTGAAGAAAGATTTATTAAAAGAAATTAAGCACTCTGAAAAGGGTGCTTTTTTATACTTGAAAGGTGGTGAAAAGATGGAAATTACAAAAACAGAAATTATGGCAGAGGATTTAAAACTTATCAACAAGTACTCTAAAGCCGAATTAAAAGCAGAAGATGTTTACACATTTAAAGTTGCTTGTTGTGACAATCAAGTCGATAGAGATTTTGAGAGTTTTAGCGACAAAGCACTTTTCAAAATGGCTGAACTTTATGTTGGCAAAACAATCGTTAAAGACCATTCAGTTTCTACGGATAATCAGCTTGCAAGGATTTATAAAACTGCTGTTGAAACTGGCGAAAATGATGTAAAGCGACTTGTTGCAAGTGCTTATGTGCCGATTTCAGACAGTACAAAAGATTTTATTACAGCCATTGAATCAGGCATAAAAAAGGAAGTTAGTGTCTCTTGTAGCGTAACAAGCTGTGTGTGCTCGATTTGTGGTAAGAACTTTATTGAGTGCAATCATCAAAAATCTAAAAAGTATGATGATTATACCTGCTATGTGGTGCTTGACGATGTATCAGATGTATATGAGTTGTCTTTTGTAGCGGTACCAGCTCAAAAAAATGCTGGTGTTCTTAAGTCATTTAAGTCATATAAACCACAGCCAACAGAACCGCAAAAAGAGCAAAAAACAGACAGTATTTTGCAATTAAGACTAAGACTTGCGAAAGCAAATGAGGATAATTTAACTATCGAAAGTGAGGAAATTGATAATGAAAGTAAGTAAGAAAATGTTTGAAATCTCTGAAAAGATGAAGTCACTAAGAGCAGAGGCGGAAGTGCTTAATCACAACGGAGAGACAGAAAAGGCTATTGAAAAGATGAATGAGTATGACGAACTCAAGAAATCTTTTGACGCAGAAAAGAGAATTTATGAATCTGAAAAGGATTTTGATGTTGACAAAAAAAGCGGAGGTATCCCTGGTACATCAGCAGAAGTAAAGCCAAATGCAATTAAATCTTTTGCAGATGCAGCAAGGCGTAAGTTTTTGGTCGAAGGTACCGATGCCAACGGTGGTTATACTGTGCCTGAGGACATTCAGACGCAAATCAATCATTACAAATCAGAGGTATTTTCCCTTGAAGATTACATCACTGTCGAAACTGTAAGTACAAATAGTGGTGCAAGAACATTTTTGGTAAGAGCAAATGATTTTGCACTTGAAGCTACCGATGAAAATGGTGTAATACCAGAAGTTAATACACCAACATTCGAGCGTACCAGCTACAAGATTGTTAATTACGGTGGTTATTTGCCTGTATCAAGAGATTTGCTCGCAGACACAGACGAAAACATCACAGGCGAGATTGCAGCTTGGTTTGCAAAAGCAAGACGAGGTACATCAAACAAGGCAATCCTTGCACTTATTAACGCCAAGTCACAGACAGAGTTTAAGAGTGTTGATGATATTAAAAAGAGCGTACTTGTTACTCTCGGTGGTGCTTACAGAGGCTCGGTTGCACTCTATACAAATGATGATGGTATCCTTTATCTCTCGACACTCAAGGACGGTAACGGTCGTGACCTGCTTAACCCTATCCCATCAGACCCAGCAAAAATGCAACTTGCTGTTGGTGCAACAGTTATCCCTATTGTACAAGTACCTAACTCAGTACTTGCTACAACAACAAATAAAGTGCCGTTTATTGTTGGTGATTTTAAGTCAGCTTTTACAAAGTTTGACCGTCAGGAGTCTACAATCTCAACATCAGATGTTGCATCAACAGAAAAGTACAATGCGTTTACACAAAATTTGATACTTTATAAAATCTTTATGCGTATGGACTATAAGACAATCGACAGTAATGCTTTTGTAAACGGTTATATCACTGTTACTGCTGGCAAGTAAGGAATGATAAAGTATGCTAACACTTGATGAAGCTAAGGCTTGGATTGGCGTAGCCGGTAATGATAGTGATGATATTATAAATTCATTGGTTGTTGCAGCTAACGAAGATTTAAAATCTAAGGTCGGAAACTATGATGAAAATTCTGAAAAAGCAAAGCAGTATATGAAGTATTTTGTTGCTGTAAACTTTACGGACAGACTTGGAGAAATGAGCAATAAGGAAAGCTCAGCAGTATCAATGCTTATGAGAAACATAATTTTTAATCTTAGATTGGAGTGTATAAGCAATGAAACCAACAACCATGAGTGATATTGTTATACTTTTACAAATAAGCGACGGACAAGGACATTATTCAGATAATGAGATTTTGCAAAGCAGGATTGTATGGGCAAGTGTTAAGGATACAAGTACAAGTACAAAAATAAATGCACAGTCGGTCGGTATAAAAGCCGACCTTGCTGTACATTGTTGGCGTAGGGAGTTTGAGCAATATCCTTACACTCATATACAAATTGGTAATTCAAGATACAAAATTGTATCAACAGGCACAAGCGATAACGATTTAAAAGTTAAATTGACAGTTTCGAGGTACTGATTATGGCAGAATCCTTTTCAACGGAATCTCCTAACTTGCAAGGCTTTTTAAAGAGTCTTAATTTGCTTGAAAATAATGTGAATACTGCTGTGCGTAAAAGTATGCACGACGGGGCAGAAATTATATTAAAAGAGCAAAAACGGCTTGTATCAAATCACCCAAGGTTAGTTAAACACATAACAGCAGGACAATTAAGAGTATCTAAAAATGGCAGAATGTTTATTGATTGCGGTTATAGTGACAAGGCTTTTCAGACCGTCGAGGGCAAAACTAATATGGGTGTTTATGGTGTCTCGGTCGAATTTGGTCGCCCTGGTAAAGGTAAGCGTAGCAAAAAGACAATGAATCAGATAAGATACGGCAAACAAGTCGAAGTAGACAAAGGCTCTATACAGCCACAAAGCCATATCATCAGGGGCTTTGAAAATAAAGCTTCTGAAGCTGCAAACGCTGTTATAAACAGTGTCAACAAAGAGCTTGACAAGTTCGAGGCAAAGAAATGAATATTTTTGAAAGAATAGATAGCATTATTAAAACACTAAATGTAAAATACTATGATACAATGCCAAGCTTTGGAGAATATGACGAGCCACAGCTGTACATAGTTTATAGCTTGTATGATAAAGCTGATTTTTACGGTGACGGTAAACTCATCGGCAAAGAATACACTGTAACAATAAATGTCATTGGCAACAATGTAAGGCGAGTTGACGAATTACAAGAAGAAGTCAGCGAAATATTGCAGAATAACGGTTTTGTCTATGGTGGGTGTAGTTATCAGGTTGATAAAGATTATCCACGACAATATAGGCGTATCATAGATTTTAACTATTTATATTGCGATTTAATCGCAGAAAGTGAGGAAAATATATGTCAAATACAACATCAACAGCTCCTGTAAATGTAAAAAAGTTGGTAATTTGGAGCTATGAAAACGGCACAGAATCAGCAAAAATACTCGACCTCGAAGGTAGACTTATGGGTTATAAGGATACACTTACGAGCAACTCAACAAATCTTAATGGTGACGGTAAAGTTACTGATGTAGCTTATGGAGTATCAGGCGGTACTCTTGAGCTTGATATACACGAGCTTACAGACACCGAGAGAACGGCTATTTACGGCGAAAAGCAGGTAAAGGGCGCTAATGTCACAACCGATAGTGACAATCCGCCATATGTTGCAGTAGCCCTTATTGTTGAGCGTAATGACGGCACAGTTAATTTGCATAAATGGTTTAAAGTTAAGTTTACACCAAACGACGAAAATGTAGTGCAAATCTCTGATGGTAAAAAGACATACTCGACAATCTCGCTCCAGGGCACATATATTGATAATGGCACAGTTGGCTATCGTGCAAGCCGTCGTAGACTTAATCCAACCACTGACGCAAATATCATCACACAGTGGACCACAAATGCGGACTATATCGGGGAAACTGAATAATGGCATTGAGTGATTTAAGTAAAAAATACTCAATCATACATATAGCAGGCAGGGAGTATCGTGTAAGGTACTCCCTTAATGCTTTATTATGTCTTGAGGATTGTTATAAACCGATTGAGGATATATTAAAAGTACCAGTGCCAGAGTGGACGATTGAGGATATTTTACAGCTTACAAGGGCTGCATTGTGTGATATGCCCTGGAATAAAAAAGCTGTAGTAGACAGAGCTTGGAAATATGTTCAGCCCGATATAGCAAAACTTGGTAAAATGGTTGATATAAGGGATTTAAAAACGCTAAGAAATGAAATTATGAACGCTCTAACAAACTCATTTCCAGAGCCTACACTCGGTGAAAAGTCGAATGGTGAAAGTATAAACCATTTGCATATGAGAGCTTTATATTGTGATGTAATGCGTCGTCCAGAGCCAGAATTTTGGCTAAGCAATTTGAGGGAAGTAAAAGAACGCACAGACGCTTATCTTGAAGTAAAGGGCTTAAAAGAACCAGTGCAAACAATGCAAATGTACGAAGATTAAAGCGAAAATGGAGGTGATTTTATGGCTGAAAGAGATTTAACTACGAGATTTGGTGCGGATACAAGTGGTTTTTCAAAGGGTGTAAGTGAGGTTGTTGCTCAGCTCGACAAATATAATAAAGCACTTGTTGATAATCAACAACAAGTAAAAAAAGTAAACAAAGAAATATCGGACCTCGAAAAGCAACAAAACAAGCTAAAAAAGCAAATGGAAGACGGAGGTACAGAAGAGCAGAAGAAACAATACGCTGAGCTTACAGAAAAAATTGAACAGCATAGGATTACTCTTGCACAATTACGCACCGACCAAGCACGCATAAAAAGTGCTATTTCTGAAACATCATCAGAGCTGAAAAAGGAAGGACAAGAAGTAGAGAAAACCAGTGATGGCTTTACTGTTATGAAAGGTGCTATATCTAATCTTGTCTCAGATGCACTTAATGTTGCTATTGATAAGTTTAAAGAGATGTCAACCGCTGCGGAAAAGTCGCTAAACAACTTGCAAGTCAAAACAGGTATGTCAACTGAGGCGGTCGGAGCACTTAAAGACGAAATGTACGACATCTACAAAAATAATTTTGGAGATAGTCTTACAGATGTTGCTGATAAAATGGCGTTAGTCACTCAAAATATAAATGAGAGTGACCCTGAAAAGATTAAAGAAATCACTCAAAACGCAATCGGACTTAGTGACGCCTTTGGTTCGGATTTTGAAGAAAATCTCAGGGGCGTAAACGGTCTTATGACAAATATGGGCTTAACTGCTGATGAGGCTTTTGACCTCATCGCAAAGGGCTCACAAAATGGTCTTGATAAGACACATGAGCTTGCGGATAACATTGCAGAATACTCGCAAATCTGGGGACAAGCAGGGTTTACCGCTCAAGAGATGTTTAGTGTTTTGCAAAACGGTATTGATAGAGGAGCTTACAACCTTGACAAGGTAAACGACCTTGTCAAGGAAATATCTATCTCAATTATTGACGGCAAAATTTCAAAAAATATAGAAAGCTTTTCTGAGAAAACACAACAGCTTTTTGAATCGTTTGAAAATGGTGGAGCAACGCAGAGGGAAGTATTTGATTCAATTATCAATGATTTAAGTCATACTACTAATCTCGCAGAACAGCTTGCAACAGCGTCAACAAACTGGTCCGCTCTCGGCGAAGATAATGCAATGTCAGTTATTACAGCGTTGAATAATGTCAATGATACTTACAAAGATGTATCAGGTACAATGCAAGAAATCAATGACATACAATATGAAGATGTTGGCAGTCAAGTACAAGCCCTTGGAAGACAGTTCGAAGTTGATATTTTACAACCGATTGTTGAAAAAGCCACTCCAAAAATCAAAGAATTTATTTCGTGGGTATCAGACCATTTACCGGAAGTGACATCTGCACTTGCAGCACTAACGGTAGGTGTGGTTTCGTTTAAAGCTGCATCGGCGGCGGGTGATTTTTTAAAAACAATAATTCTTGGGTTTAAGAGTCTAAAGCCCGCTATTGAGAGTGCAACAGATGCAATGAAAATTCATAATGCAACAGTAAAAGCAAACTTTTATGTCGCACTTGCGTCAGCAATAATAAGCGCTGTATCTGCTATAACAACTTGGATAGTGACGGCAAATAACGCAACATCGGCAACTACAAGCAATACACAGTCAATAAAAAATTATACTCAAGCTATGCAAGAGGCAGTATCGTCTGTTGAAAATAGTGAAGCTCAAGCAACAAGTGAAATAGCGTTGATAAACTCAAAAAAAGACCGCTATGATGAACTGCGAGAAAAGATAAATTTAACTGCCCAGGAAAAGAACGAACTTAATAATTTAGGTGCAGATTTAGCTAAAACAATCGGAACAACAACCGATAAGCTAAAAGATGAAAGCGGAGCTTGGAAAGATGCATCGAGTAGCATAGAAGAATATACAAAGCAGTTAAAAAGCAGACTAATATTGGAAAGTTCGGAAGAAGCGTTAAAAGAAGCATATAAGGTTACAGAATTTGATGTAACACAAGAAGATGTTGACGCAGCTTTTAAAGCATACGACGACTATGGAGAAAAACTTTGGCAACAAATAAAAGAATCAAGTAAATATCATGATTTTGCTCGTGAAGGTAAAATTTTTGATAAAAGTAGTGCATTGAATAACAAAGAATTGGTTGAAGTCATCGGTGGAGATTGGGATGAGTTAAAAAGTTTAGAGAGTGTGTGGTCTAATCTATATGTTCAGCGTGACCAAGCATTAGGTGTAATTGATAAATATACTAAAATAGCGAATGATGCACGAAAAAGTATAAATGAAGAAGGCGAAGCTCTTGGAGGAACAACAGAAAAAACTGAAAAAGCAATATTAGCTAATGAAGAACTCACACAAACAATGTCTGAGATGTCTGCAAAAACAACTGCTGTAACAAAAGCGGAAAAAGAATATAAAGAAACTGGCACACTTACAGCCTCGACACTACAAGCAGTTATTGACAAATATCCAAATTTGCAAAATGAAGTAGATAAATATATGCTTGGTCTTACTGACGCAAAATCGTTGATTAAATCAATGAAAAATGTGTATAAAGATGACTTAAATACTTATATTGGAGTTGTTGCACAAAAAGCAAGCAATAGCAATACTTTTTATAATCAGCTTATCAATGCTAATGCAAATTTTGTTAATAAAGCAAAAGAGCAATATGGAGTAGACTTGCTTAACTTTAAAAATTTGCAAGAAGCAAAAGCAGCAATGGTTGCAAATACTGTTTCAAAAGTTCAAGGTCCTACTCAAATGGGTACTGTTGATTTTAGTAAGTCTGTATTGGGATACGGTCAAGTTAACGAGAGTTCCTGGCAGTATAAAGTAGCGTCAAATATAGTTGATAGTTTTATTGGTTCAGCAATTTCGGCAACAACAAATCATACTAACTTTTTCAGCTCGCCAAGTGGCAAGTCGAGCGGCACAGGTAGTCAATCAAGTAGTACAAGTTCAAATAGTAAAGATAATAAATATGAGCTTGCAAATGAAGCTTATAATCATTTAATTGATAAGCGTATTGAAAAAATCAACAAAGAAGCAGAAGCAGCAGAAAAAGCAAAAGATAAAAAAATAGCTGCGATTAATGCCGAGATTGAAGCACGAAAAAGATTAAATGAAGATAGTGATTTGCAAAATGAGCTTAACGAAGTTAATGCACAATTACAATATTCTCAGCTTGACTCTTTGTCACGCAGGGAACTTGAACGCCGAAGACAAGATTTACTTAATGAACAAAGTGATATTTATTGGGAACGAATGATGTCTGACAAAAAAGATAAAATTGAGAGTGATTATAGCAAACAATCACAATCATACGATAAAGCAACAAAAGCATTACAGCGAGCGGCAGAAAGTGCAAAAAACTATTTTAGCAAACTTGCAGGTACACAAACTAACAGTCAAATTGTTAATAACAACTCTGATACACGCAATATACAGATTATTCAAAATGCTTTGAGCAATCAGCAAATGCTTGATAAATTACTTAACGCAATTTATAGTAAATAAATCACAAAATATTCTTTACTTTTGTAATTGTTTGATATATAATATCTACAAAACAATTAACAAGAGGTGTATTTTATGAAAAAGAAGACAATTTTAACAGCTTTAACGTCTTTACTGGTGTTATCTATGTGTGTAGGATGTGGCTCTGAGACAAGCACATCAAGCATTTTAGATGTTTCAAGCAATACAAGCTTGAGTGAAAGCTCGGTCGTATCTGAGGTTAGCATAGAAAGTTCTAAAACTGAATTTTCAAAAGAAGAAAATAGCAAACCAGAAATAAAAATAACAAGTATAAAACTTAATGATTCAAAAAATACTAAAATAAAAATAGATGAAGGGTCTTACAAATACAATTTTATTTTAGTACAAGGTTCCGAATGCGATGATTATGGCAATGAGATTGAATTTGTTACTACTAATTCTAAAGTAGCGACTATAAAATTAGATAAAGGCAAAGGGAATGAAGTTTGGTATAGAATTGATGGTTTATCAGCAGGTACAGCAGCAGTTTATGCACAAACTAAAGATGGTAAGCTAAAAACAGATAAAATAATTGTCAATGTAATATCTAAAAAAGAAGCTTCACGCTTAGCTGAAGAATCAAGATTTGCAGAAGAATCAAAAAAAGCAGAAGAATTAAGATTAGCGGAACAGTCTCAAGCTCAAGAAGAAAATTTAAAAAAGAATGCAATCCGTTTATCAAATGTTTATACGAGCGAGCCTAATTCAGCTGGTGGAGTTGATTTATATGCGACTTTTACTAATGTGTCAGGCAAAACCATAAAATATATATATTTTACGGCTACTGCATATAACGCAGTCAATGACCCTGCATATTGCGAAATAAGGGATACTGCATATATGAGATGTAAGTGTACAGGACCGTTAAATAGTGGATGTAGTACAGATGATACTTATTGGGACTGCTTATGGTACAATTCAACAATAAAATACGCTAAAATCACAAATGTAAGCGTTGAATTTATGGATGGCACTACTATTGAAATTCCAGATAAGTATTTATAATAAAAAAATAATAATCAAGCGTACATCAAAAATGATGTACGCTTTTGTTTTGCAATCTATAAAAAGTGAGATGATATAATGCAAAAAAAAATCGTGTATAAATCTGACAATGGTTTGCAATTTGCGTTTAGTAATACTGCTCCATATTACCTCGAAAAAATCGATGCAACAAGTATAGCAGGCGTATTTACAACCGATATAATACCAGACCGTTTAGGGCAAGTTACTACAAGTAAGACTTTTGGCGGCAGAACGATTGTTTGTGAATTAGCTGTTGTATTTGGCAATGACGAAATAAAAACCTTTAAGAAACAAATATTATCAGAACTTACAGAGTGTTTTACACCGTTGTCAAGTGGTGTTCTTGAAATTGAAACAGATTTTGGAACTTATAAAATTAACTGTTATCCACAAGAGAGCTTAAAATTTGATAATAGCGAAGTATCTTATGTATATCGTTTTACTGTTGATTTGATATGTGATTATCCATATTTTAAAAATGTTAAAACAAACAAAAATACATTAACTGCCAATGAATCAACTATCATCAGTTCTCGCTCAAGAATTGATAATAGAGAAATAATAATTGCAATTCCAAATTTTAATGCTAATTTTACTCTTACAAATGAAACAACAAACAAAGAAATTAGGCTTAAAAAGTTTGGTGGCGGAAAAGTTATACTTGATGTTTTAAATTTTAAATTGATAGCAGGTAATGGAACAGATGTATCACAGTTTATTGATATAACTTGTGACATAGAAGATTTTTGTTTAAAATATGGAGCAAACAAACTGACAGCAAACCTTGAAGCAACAATAGAATACAGTGATATATTATTGGGGGTGATGTAATTGCTTTTGCAAGTTTTTGCTTGTCCAACACAATCTAATACATTTCAAAACGAATTTTTATTTCAGACGGATAGAATTATATCTTATACATACACAAAGAAATTTGTCGGTACTGGCAACTTTACATTAGTTTTACCAATTACAAAGCAAGGTATTGAAAAAATAGTCGAAGATAATATATTACATATTGACGGAGATTGGCTTTTAGTCAATAACATAAAGCGTGACAAAGAACGCATTACTGTAACAGGTACAGATTTAAACGGTTTTCTTGATACCAGGATAACCACAATAGGCACTAAAAGTATTGGTGGTATATATAACGATTATGACCCTGCGTCAGGGACAACAGACAGTTGCATTGCGCATTACATCAAGAGAAATGCAACTGAGCCATCAGACAGTGAACGAAAAATTCCCCGCTTGGTTATAGGTCAAAGAGTGCAAGGCAAAGAAAAAGACAGCTATCTTGCAAGACTTCAACCGCTCTCGGAAGTAGTTTGTGATTTATGTAAAAACGCTACTATTGGATATGAAATTGTAGGAGACTTAGAAAGTAATACCTTTATTTTTAATATGCTCGCAGGAACTGACCGTTCAATAGCGCAAACCATTCGCACGCCAATTATCTTTTCAAGAAAAAGAGGAAATTTATTTTCGGAGGAATTTGAGCGTGGTAATGAAAACTTGGTAAACGCAATATATGCAACTGGTGCAGAAGTCACAAGGGTAGTATATCGTGATTATGATATACCATCAGGCATAAAGCGTAAAGAATCAGCCATTGATGTAGCTGCAACAACTGTATCTGACATAGAAGATTATGCGCTTAATCAAACATCAGGTAATATCGCAAATAATAGCTATGAAGTAGATATAAGAGCAATAGATGATTTTGGAGTAAAATATCAACTCGGCGATTATGTCACAATAAAAGATAGTATTACAGGTCAAGCTTGGACGGCGAAAATAGAAGAAGTGACAAAAACAATTTCCGCAGCAGATAAAAAATTATCACTTACTATCGGAGAAGCAAAAACAAAGTTGCTTAATAAAATACAGAATCAAGCTAACACATCATCTAAAAGCGAAAGTACAAGAGCTGCATATGCGTCTTACAATACTTCGACAAGTCTTATAGGAGCTAAGGGTGGATATATACAAATAAGAGCAGGAGCAAATAATAAGCCATGTGAATTACTTACTATGGATAATGATGATGTTAGTGCTATCGGAAGTAATGTATTAAAACTGGATAAAAATGGCTTATTTAGTTCAGCAAATGGTTATTCAGGTACTTATAAAAAGGTCGTTGGTATAGACGGTAAAGTTTCCGCAGGAGCAGTTGAGGGAGTATTAAGTAGCCAAAACGGCAGAATTGTAATTGACCTTAACAATGAAACTATTAGCGTTGATAATCACGAAATTAAAGCTATGACTTATACATCAGCAAGTGGTGATGTTATTAAATATTGGGGGTGGGAGTAGTGCTTAAACTAATAAGGGGAGTAACAGATACTCTACAAATTACAATTACTGATGATATAGGTGAATTGTATAAACTGCAAAGTGGAGATAAACTCAAACTTGGCATAAAGCGTAATTGGCAAGATGCTGATTATGATGTCTGCAAAGCCGTCACAAGTGATGATTTACAAGGCGACGGGTATATTATAAGCTTTGCACCTGAGGATACGATAAATCTTATACCAAGTTGTTGTTATTATTTTGATGTAGGCTTACAGACCGCAGATGGTAATTATTATATGATAATCCCTTGTAGCCAGTGTGTAATCTTACCAGCCATAACACAAAAGGAGGCTACACAATGATAGCTTTAAAAGGACAAATAAAACAGGTGCAACATCTATCAGGCAAGCTTGATAGGCTCAGCGGCGGCAAGTCAGACCACTATACAACTACTGCAAATTATTTTGATAAACTCATCAAAACAATATCAAGAGTAGTACCTATTGTCTACGAAGAAAGCGAGGTAACAAAATGAGTTATATAAATAAGTCAGTAAGCATAAATGGCACAGAAAAGGATTTTATCAAAGCATTTGCAAATGAATTAACATCAGCAGACAGCAGAATTACTTGCGAAACAGATATTGACGCAGAGTTTGCTAATGAAGATTCATCTCATTACATCACTATAATTTTTGATGTGAATAACTGCTATAAGATAAAGCTTACAAGAGGCACTATCATTGGTGGAAACACTTATCAATATAATATACAGACGGTAATCAATAATGTGGATAAATCAAATGCAAATTTATATTTTTCAAGTGTTTCAAGAGCAGTAACAGATATAGCGACAAGAACATTTAACTTTATGTTAATTTCAAACGATAACACAGTAGCAATGTTGTTTAATGACTATAATCAATCTCTGCCGAATGCTTATAAGTACAATTTAATGTCATATCACGAGCAAGACTTTAATGTTACAGCTTATAGCACTAATACAATAGCAAGCAAGTCGGAGTTTATTCGTACAGATGAAAATCATCAGGGCGAAACTTACAAAACAACAAATCGTTTGCTTTATAGCAGAGATGAAAATGTAGAAATTATAGAAAGTAAACCGCTTTTGCAAAATAGCAGTGCGGTATACGATATGAAAAATGTGTATGATTGCTCAAATGTTCTTGCAGGAAATATATTGATTATTGATAACAACAGATTCTTCGCTATTGATAGCAATACGCTTGTAAAGATTTAAGGGGTGATTAAAATGGATTCAACAGTTTTATCAGCTTTACTTGCTCTGATAGGCTCTCTTGCTGGCACTTTTGGAGGTAGTAGACTAACACTTTACAGGCTGAAAAAGCTTGAAGAAAAAGTAGATAAACATAATCAAGTCATCGACAGAACATACAAGCTTGAACAGCGTGCGGCTGTCATCGATGAAGAAATTAAAGTTGCAAATCATAGACTTAATGATTTAGAAAAGGAGAGATTACATTGAATATGACTGATTTTATAAAACCTGAACTTATGATACTTATCCCTGTGCTTTACCTAATTGGTATAGCACTTAAAAAGATTTCACTTCCAAACAAATTTATTCCGTTGATTCTCGGAGCAAGTGGAGTGATTCTTTCAGCAGTATATTTGTTGTCTGTTACTCAAATAATATCAACACAAGATGTTTGGACTGCAATCTTTGCAGCAATTACGCAAGGTATTCTCTGTGCTGGAGCAAGCGTTTATGCAAATCAAATCTATAAGCAAATAAAAAAGGGTGATTGATATGGACTTAACAGACATTGCAATGTACTGCAAAATCAAGCGGTCGGAGCGAGAGGCAGATAAGTATAAACAACAGTCTGACTTGTATGAGAGTGTGTTGACAGGCGAGGTTACGGAGTTTGTAATACCTGATAGGTGGACTGAGATTAGACGAGGTGCATTTAATGCTTGTACTAAGCTGACAAGTGTTACTTTGTCTGATAATATAGCGACAATAGGGGTAACGGCATTTAACTTCTGTTCAAGTCTTGAAAGCATAAATATCCCTGATGGTGTAATAGAAATTAGAGATAATGCTTTTTATGGGTGTACATCTCTTAGTGATATGACAATATCTAACACTGTCACAAAATTAGGAAAATCAGTATTTATCAACTGTTCAAATCTCACTAATGTCACTCTTGGTAGCGGATTTAACTGCAATGGTCTTGATTTATCACCAAGTACAAAATACAGCGTAGACACGCTTGTAGCAATGCTTACGGCTCTTGCTGACCGTACAGGACAGACAGGATATACATTGACGCTTGGAGCAACTAATCTCGCAAAGCTCAGTGATGAGCAAAAAGCAATAGCGACAGATAAAAACTGGACTTTAGCATAAGGAGTGATAATATGACAACATCAAAAGTAACAGTAGTTAAGCTTGCACCGTCAGAGGGCAAACACCTGAAATGCATTGCAACAAGCGAAGTCTACGAGGGCGAAATATATCTTGCAAAGTCGCTTAGTGCAAGTGATTTTATCGAAATCAGCGAAGAAGAATATCAACGAATAAAAGCAGAGGTGGTGAACGATTATGAGTGATTTAGGCAGTATCAGGCAGGTCGGCAACAGATTTTACAACATCAAGGAGTACATACTCAAAAGTGCTGATGTTGATAAACTCAAACTATTAACTGACGCTAACGACGGTAGCAAAGCTTGGTGTACAGACACACAAGAGCTTTATATTTTGCATTTAGGTGAATGGATTAAACAATAAATATATAAAAGTGAGGTAATTTATAATGACAGAACAGGTTAAAAGACAGCTTATTAAGGCTCTTGCATATGGCAAGACAAATGACGAAATCAAAGAGTGTATGGAAATAACTGAGAATGACATTAACAGTGTCACAGCAGAAGAAATCGAGGCGGAAAAGGCTTATTATAGGGAAATGGGGTACATAAAATGAAATCAAGCTTAATTGATGTATCAACCTGGAATAGCAACATTGATTGGAACAGCGTTTATCAATCAGGCGTTAAGTTTGCGATGATTCGCTCGTCCTTCGGCATTGAAAATCCTAATCAGGTCGATAATAAGTTTGTACGCAATATTACAAACGCTCAGCGAGCTGGTGTTAAGTGTGGCGTATATCATTACAGCTACGCTCAATCTATCTCAGCAGCTAAACAAGAGGCAGAGTTTTGTTTAAAGACTATCAAAGGCTACAAGCTCGACTTGCCAGTAGCGTTTGACATCGAGGACAGCAGTCAGACACATCTCGGTAAAGATACGCTCACAAACATTGTCATAGCTTTTTGTGATAAAATTAAATCAGCAGGCTATCGTCCAATGCTCTATTGTAACCCGAATTGGCTATGCAATTATTTGCATAAAGACAAGCTGATAAATAAGTACG